TCTCAATGGTGGCCATCCACTCAATCACATCGTCGGCGGATTGCTTTTCAAAAATCCCATCATAGAGAGAAAGGCGGCTTTCGCTCTTTCCTTTTGGCGTCTTTGGGTTTTCTTCATCTTTAACCATTCCCACCACAACCCTCTTGCCATCATCCATCAATCTGTCGGCGATTGGCAGCGGGTGAAAATCTCTTGTGATAAAAATATAATTATTCATCGAAGTAATTTCAATGCCCTGTTCATCACGGCTTGGCCGGCATCTATCAATGGGATTTTTGTGTGCTTGGAGTTAATGACTAGAGGCAACTCGGTGCATCCTACAATCACCATCCGCGCGCCGCGCTGTTTCAGGTTGATAAGCACGTTACGCACTACATGGAAATCACCCTTTGTCTGCGTGCCAGAGATAACGGCTTTGATGGCCAAATCCAGAAAGAACTGTTCCTCATCGTTGGTCAGCACATAGTTGATGCCGCGATCTCCCAAGGCGTCTTGATAGAGACAGGATTTTCGAGTTGATGCCGACGAGATGATTCCAACTCGTTGGACGCCCTTAGGAACTGCATCACAGGCCTCATCAATTATATTCAACAGTGTGCCGGGGAAATACGATGCGAGGTCTTTGAAAGCATAAGCTGAGTTGCAGGCGATCACTGCGTAATGGCAATTCCATTTTCCCAGCTTGATGAGAGTTTCGACCAGTTGACGCTTGACATGAGAGTGGTCAATAATTCCCTTTTCATCCATGCCAACGACGGGTAGGTTGTAAAGTAGGAAACTTGGAAAGTCAGAATCATGTTTGGCTCCGTCATCCTTGGATTTCTGCAATAGATAATCGGCCATTCGGAGTCCCGCGAAGGCTCCCATGCCAGAAATGATGCCAAGAGTTTTCATCTATCCAAGCCATTGGAAATTTTTGCATAAGCACTGCGACTGTTTTTTAATCCACCACGAACACTTTCAGCCACGGCCTTCAAGTTCTCCCGCTTTTGAGACGCCCTGAAATCGGTTTCTTTGTGCCTTCGCTTTTGGATGTCGGCAAGCTCTTTGGACTTCAACTTCTGTTGTGTCTCAGCCTGTTTCCCGGCCAGCTTGACCTTTGTTTCGGCCATTTGCTGTTGCAACTCGCCATTGCCATTTTGCTGCTGCTTTTTCTGCACCTCCATTTGAAGGTGTTGCTGCAACTTTTTGATTTCGTTGTTGACTTGGCTCAATGCCTTCGCAAATTCCTTCATTTTCGGCTCGTTACCAACGTCACCTTGCATTCCTTGAATCAGTTTGCCGATGAACGCGGATACATTTTGTAGGCCGATGAGTTCCATCGGTGTTGCCATCTTGGTCGTGGACTCAATTTTGACGATGTAACGGGTAGCCAATTCGAGCAGCTTTTGAATCTGTTCGATGGGGTTCAATCCTTCGGGGATGGACGGGGGCATACCGAGCATCATCAGCGGGAAGTTAGCGGCGGCAGCGGCGGAGGCATCGGAAATGACTTTCTTGCTGGCTTGCACCCACCGTTTTGCGCGACGCGAACCGACCATTTGAACTGCTGCGTCGTGCAACGCCTCGGCCTGGGCGGACGGGTCGAGCATGGGACGTAACTTCATTGCGTTCTCCGCCTCCACCATTGCCATTGTGGGGTTGCCACCACCGAGCGGCTGTGTGATTTCCACGCGCCACTTTTTTACATCAATCCATTCCTCTGCTATGCCCTGCTTTTTGCAAGCCTTTTGGAAAGCCATCACGTCCTCGTCATCGGACTTTTTTAGACAGAACCGGCGACAGATTTCTTTCGCGGCAGATTTCTCGTAGATACGCGCTACCAACATTAGTCCTGACAGCATGGCATTTGTCTGCTGGACTTTCACGCCCGTCTCGAATGCGGTTTGTTCTTTCTTCGTGCCGGTGTCAATGTTTTGGGTGTAGGCCGTGGATGCTTCCTGCTGTAATTGCTTGCCCATTGCCAATGCCATTTCAGCGAGACCGGAATCAATCTGGTGACGTTCGGCGGCGGGCACAATGGACACTCCCGGCTTGATTACGCCGAGATTTTGGAACACTTGAATCTGGGCGCGTGCGCGATCAACAGGGTCGGCAATACGAAGCAAAATGTTGAACTGGTCGAGTATGTGTTTGAGCAGCCGGTTACGGGTAAAATCCGTCCAGTAACACGGTTCAAACAGGGCGAATCCGAGCGAGCGGACGGAGTGATACAAAAACGGTGCTTTGTTATTCAAGTCACCAAACTGAACGTGCAAAATATGACGCCAACTTGGTGCAATCGCTCCCTCATGTTCACAGATAAATTTGTCATCAGCCTCGGCGGTAACACCTGACGTGTTGTTTTCAGGGACGACCTTCAGATGCCAACTACCGTCATCGTCCTCGTGGTAAAAATGCCAAAGATTGATTGTCGGCATGGCGTCCCCAGACCAGTAACCGGCATTTTGCTTCCGCAATTCCTCAAACTTCTCCGGCACGGTGTTCCAGTCGTAGTTATTTTCGGCCATCGTGGTATTGCACTCTTTGACATTCTCCAAAATTGCCGAGACAGCTTTCTTGTTCCACTTGAATTTGCTTTTGACTTTTGAAAATGCCTTGCGCGAAAGCTCGCCCGGTGTGTAGGGAATACGAACGGCAAACCAAGTGAGGTTGCGGAATGAAAGCTCAGTGTCGGTGGGAACGCGCAAGTCCTCAATGGCAACGTATCGCGGAAGCCAGTTGTAAGTGTCCTCCCACATTATAGGGCCTATGCCGTGACTGACGACCCCCGACCATTTGGAGCGATGCACTTCAAAGTATTCCAATTCATGCTCGCCCTCCTTCATCACGTCATTGATGAATTCGGTGATGAAATCGCCCCAATCAGATCGCACTTCTTCCGGTGCTTTGGGGACGGACACGGTAAAATAATTGTCTTGTGAACAGAAGTTTGTGATGTATTGTCGGCGTGCATGGGAGAGCGCACCCATGAACTCGCCCCACCGGATATTTATTTCCATGCCGACCCGCTTGGCCTCATCTTCATCTAAAAGAGGTTCGTTATTGGCAGCACGGTTGATAAGGACTCTGTTACGACCGCGTTTCAACTCGGCGTCATCGCCGCTCCTAATCGTTTCTAAAACTTTTTCTGGCGTGCTGAAATTCATAGTGCCAATACTTGTTGCCCAAGCCTCATCCAATCCTGAATCAGCTTGTCGTGTTTATGTTGATTGCAACTAGGGCAACTCGCACAAAGATTTGTTACACTGTGTGCGCCGCCTTTGCTCAATGGAACAATATGGTCTATGTGAGCAGTTTTGCCAGCGGTTTTATTTTTACAATAGTAGCAGGCAACTTGTTTTGTTGCTCGAATCCCCCTTACAAATTTATTTATCGCAACAGGGTTTATTGTGTTACCGAGTTTGAAAGCGCGACGTTTTTGAGTTCCGCTGGCAGCATAAATGCGTATCTTGTGCCTGTTTTTCAAAGCCCAACGCTTCGATTTCTCTCGCACTTTTTCTGGATTATTTTTATGCCACGCTTTTGATTGCTCTGCAATTCTCTTTTTGACTTCTGGCCTTTGGTAGTAAGCTCGTCTTTTGGGGCGAAGTCTTTCTCGGTCACGTTCTCTGTGGCGATAATAATACCTCAACTTCGTTGCCTTCACCTTTTCGGGATTTTTTTTCCTCCAAATCTTTGACCGTTCCGACCAAATCTTCTTCTTTTCTGGATGCCGCGCTTTCCACGCCTTGTTAAGTTCCGCCATTTTTTCACGGTTATTGTTACGCCAAATCTTCCCCGTGCTTAAAACGTGATCTTTGTTTTTTAGATAGTAGTTTTTGTTGTGTGCGCGTATCTTCTCTTTGTTTCGCTGCCTATACAATTTCCAGTATTCGGCGGTCTGGGGCATAAAATTTAATCTGTTTTTACAGGCGTTCCGCAGCCTGCACAATTTTGTTTAATGAAGTGGTGATTTTGGTGGACGCGATCAAAAGGTTCAGAGCAATTCCAGCAGAATCGTTCGTCATTTTGTCGAACGGCGCAGTTAAAGCGGTCAACGTCTTCGAGGCACTCACACAGACTGGAACGGGGAAGATTGTTGGCGATTCGAAATGAACTGACAGCCTTAACGACTTCTTCGATGATTGGGTTTGCTCCGAAACGGTGACGGACGCCTTCAGTCTGTTCATAAACATAATTGTTCGGCAGAGGATTGTTATAGGATTTTAAGATATACACAACTCAAATCAGAAAAACTTGTTGACCAGTCCTAATCCATTAAGCATAGATTATCAGAAATTAAATTTTTGTCAATGTTTCAAAAGTCCGGCCTTGATAGCGTTATTCCATTCTTCCGATTCTTTTGTAAAATAATCTTCCTCGTTGGCTGTGGATTTCACGTTCCGGCCAATGCGCTGAATCTGGAAGCCAAGTTGCCTAGCACCTTCAAGGGCTACGCAACACCAGTCCATCAGGTCGGGAGATTTCTTTAACCGGTCCTTCATGTCCTCTTTTGGTTCGACTTCGATTTTGTTTCCGGCAACAGTTTTGAACAATCTGCACTGGCCTTCTTGGGCGACTTCCATCGGCAAAGACCGCACTTGATCTGACTCAATGGCTTCTCGCATCGAATACCACAATTCGGTTACGAACTTTTGGTATTGTTCATCGCACCGTTTCAGCCGTTTTCCATTCTTTCCATCGTCCACAAATAAATCGAATCGCACCGGCCTGTCAGTTGGGCGCGCGCCGGAGTCCACAGGAATTGGGCAGTTAAAACCGAACTGCTTTGCGAAGGACGATCCGAGTGTGCCGCGCCCAAATGAATCGTAGAAAATGTTTTTTGGTGGAATACCGAGCCGGTCGGATTGCTGTTTGATGAACTCCGCTATTTGTCCTTCGGCATCGAGCGATGAGTTCAGTCGGATTGGAATTATTTCCGGTGTGCCTACCGAGAAAATAATGTTGCCGTCCTTGTCCTCACCATATTCGCACTCGCCACCAACGCAACGGTCGCCACCGCCATACGCCGGGTCTAAAGCGTAGAGTTTCGTTCGCGGCGTTCCCTTCCAGACAACAGAATCAAATGCGTGATGCTGTTCGCAAAGACCGATGGTGATGACGCGATTTGAAACCATCCCCTTTGACGGTTTGCCGATGCCCTGCTGATAAAGCTGCCATGAATCGTCGCCATAAGTTTTTCGCAGCCCTTCGATAAACGGTTTTGAAATCAGGAAATGATATTTTGTTTCCGACTGGTCATTGTTTGGGGTGTCCCTGCCATCGAACGCAACGACATGGGCATCATGCCAACGCGAAGTCCACTCTTGAGTTTTACCATTGTCAATGAATGAGTCCCAACCGCCAATCGGTTCGGCGGCGGTGCAAAGGGGGTCGGAGATGTCAGTCGGGTTGCCAGATTGGACGCCCTTGAAATTATCATCCACAGTCCAGTTTGTGTATGCGTCGAGATAGCTGGTTTCCATAACAGCGGATTCATCTCCGTAATGAGTCAACAGTCCATCGTGCTTTCCGGGCGAGCTAGGGGCTTTAACACCCTGATATTTTCCCATGCCAACGAAGCGGCCGCCTGAAATACAAGGAACGCAAGCTATGCCGCGAGAGAGCAGTCGAGCGAATTGGCCTTCATCGTCAATTTTGTCCGGGACAATCGCCCTTGCGGATTCGAGCAGGTAGCCGTCCAGCCAGCCGTAGCGCTCCCGCGCACGATTGAAAAGCCACTTGATTCCCCTTCCCCAGATTTTCTGGTCAAGACTCCGCATATCCGTCGAGGAAACCAGCGCAAACGATGTGAATGGGAAAGCCCAAAAAGTTATCAGGCAATGAGCGGCCATCAGATAAGTTTTTCCCGAATTGTGATGGATTGCTCCCTCCGCAAAATAATGATGCACGTTTGGAACACACAAATCATAGAATGTTTCTTTGTGGGATTTAGTTATTGACACCACCCGCGATTGTGATACCTTGAAACGATATGACTCATTATTACAAACGGAACGCGAAAAGGGATTCTCGAATTTTGTCTCTTTTTCTTCATCTGAACAGAGATTTGGTTGTGACCGCTCGACTGTCAAACATGAAGATTGCAGCGACTCGGAATGTTTTAAAGGCTGCTGGTGAGAAATTCCCGAAAACAAAACTTCATCCAAATAGTGCGTGCCATAAAAATCAGAAGTTGGTTTTTGAAATGGAACAGTCCGGTTCAAGTTTGGATGAAATTGGTCGTCGGATTGGAACTGGGGGGCGTCATGTAAAAAGGTTTTTGCGCGAGCATGGCGTGACGCGAGATTTTTTGACGAGCAAAAAGGCTGAACGCCACTACGCTTGGAAGGGAGGTAGAATAATCGACAAGGACGGTTATGCGACGGTGTATTGTCCTGATCATCCCCACCGCCGGAAGCATACGCCTTATATTTTAGAGCATCGTCTTGTGATGGAAAAGATGATTGGCCGTTTTTTGCTGCCGGAAGAAGTCGTTCATCATCGGGACAAGAACAAGCAGAATAATTCTCCTGAAAACTTGCAACTTTTTTCAGAGAATCGGGAACATTTAGCACAAGAGTTAAAGGGTTGTGTTCCGAATTGGAGTCCTGAAGGTTTTGCTCGTATGAAAGAATCAGGGAACCGAACCGGAGATTTGAGACGTGGCAAAAGTCCCCATTTGTGGCTAAGACGCGGTGAGATGCAGTCGCCTTGAATCGTTGTCCGTTTTCCAAAACGACTTCGTATAAATCTTCTTCACCTTTAATGAAGGGGATGCCCGCTTGTGCTGCTCCCGCTAGTGTCAGCACCGTTGGAGCGATTTGTTTTTCGTAAAGTTCTCGTATTGTCGGTTGTTCTCCGGTTAGAGGATTCAAAATTCGGGTGTCACCCGAAACACAACTGGCCGATCCAAGAAATACACTCACCTTATTTTCAACGATGGCTTTCATTCCTTGCACGAACCAGCGATGTTGGTCATCTTCCGGCCAGAGCAATTTGTGGGCATTAAGATAATGCTGAAGCCGGTTTGTCCCGTGATATTTTAGGGATGCATCAGATTGAGCTAAAACAGAAAGCTCAATGGCAAGCGGGTCAAGGTTGTTGTCCAAATCAAATCCGTATTTGAGCATGAGCCAACAATACATCTTGCGAATTCGTAAAACAAGGCGTAGTTATATGAATTGATGGCTAGAGGCGCAACAAAGTCTGTATTTCTGAAAGATTTTCTCGGCAACTTTTTGGGCGGCATTGACGGCGGGGTTGACCCGCACCTGCTCAAGAAAGACAAGCTCGCGTGGGCGGTGAACTCAACGGTTCGCGGCGGTTTTATCGGCCCGATGCCAAAAATCCTTTCCTACAATTTCTCGGATGGCGGGATTCCGGTCATCGGTGGAAGTGCGGCAGTTTCCTACTTCGTTCAAAACGGTGTTTTTCAAGGGGCAACACCACAGGCGTATCAACCCCACGCAAGTTCAATTCTTCCCGGCCCGACATTCTTTGCGCTCATCAGCGGACGGTTGTTCGGATTCACGCCGGATTTCTCGGTCAGCATTGCAGGAGCTTACGTTGCTTCACCAGGAATGATTGCGGTTGTGGAATACACGCCGACCGTTTCAGGCTCAAGTCCAGTTCAGGCAGATTTGAACTCGGCGACCGCGCCGCAAGCGTGGCTTGACCAAGCGGAAAATTATCTCATCGTGCAGGATGGGACAACGCCAAACCCGCTTGTGTTTGACGGCAACAAATCTTTCCGCTCGTATTCGCTGCAACAAGTCGTTGGAACATTCTCGAATGGAACCGCGCTTGTAGCTCCTGTTTCTGGCGGTGTCATTGTAGCAACAGTTACGACGGACATCACAACTATTGACCCGAAGTTCTTCAACATTCCGGTTGCCCTTTATGCGCCATCGGGGGGTATTGCGGTGGGGATAAGTCCTGTTACGCCTGCCTATGCCGGGGGGCAATACATCGGACAAATGGCACTTACGATTGTTCCGCCAATGACCGGCGGGGCGTTGCTTTCTTCGGCGGCAACGGGAACTGTTAAAACCGGGGACACGATTTTTCTCCAAAATTCAAATTACCCAATAAGCAATCCGACTATAAATATCGGCGGGAGTTATCCGATTGCGTATTCTCCAAACCCGACCGTTAATACCGCCGATGCCAACAATGCTCAAAATACAACCGGATTTGTGTCCGGCTCATTGGTGGCAGTCGCAACAGTCGCACAGTGGGCTGCTGTGGTGGGTTCACCCTATGGTAGTCCCCTACAACCCACAGGGCAAACAGCGCAAGTGACTTCCAATTCCATCACGCCGTCCATGATTGCGGCGGGCAGTTTCACCATCCCGCTTCCATCCGACCCCTACGGAAGTAATTCTCAAATCACCGCCATCACGCTTCAATACCAGACGCAAGCCACAGTGCCGGTTGTCAGCTACGCTCCGATTGGAACCATTGGCGGGACAGGATTAACTTACAGCTTTCCGAATACAGCATTGGCGGTTGTGCTTTCAGGAGGTGCGTCTTATCCGACCACTTCAACACAGGGAGCGACTGTTTTTGTCGGCAGTAACACAACCATTCCAGCGGCTAATTTGCAATGCACTATTGATTCACCATCTACTGCTACGACCTATTACCTGACAAACAATTCAGTCGTCGCCGGAATTGTGTTGCAAAATGTCGTCGTTCAAACTGTAATCGGAATACCCTGCGGCAAGGCGTGGACATATTGTCAGGGACGAATCTGGACATCGCTTCCCAACGGCACTCAGTTTGTTGCGGGTGATGCGGTTGGTAGTTCCAGCGGGACGGCGGCAAACGGATTTCTTGATGCGATTCTTTACACGATGCAGAACACGCTTCTGTCCAACGGTGGCACGTTTAGCATCCCCGGAAACTACGGCACAATCAGGGCGTTGGTTGTCGCCCCAACGATGAATGTCCAGCTTGGGCAGGGGCCGCTTCAAGTTTTTACGACGCAAAGCGTTTTCAGCGTCAGTGCCCCGGCGGACATGACTACATGGCCAAGTCTGACAACTCCGATTGTCACAGTGTCGCTTATTGGCGCTGGCGGATTATCGCAGTGGTCAACAATTCCGGTGAACGGCGACATCCTGTTTCGCGCGCCTGATGGTATCCGTTCCATGACCATTGCTTCATTGGACTTTTACAAATGGAACAGCACACCATGCAGTCAGGAAGTTCACTTGGCACTCGATAGTGATAATCCGAGCCTGATCAATTTCTGTTCGGCAATACAATTTGATAACCGCGTCATCTTTGGCTGTTCGCCCGTCAGCGGAATCAACGGCGCATATTTTCAAAATGCTGCGGTGATGAATCTTGATGCGGTCAGCAATTTGCAAAACAAATCTCCGGCAGTTTGGGAGGGGGAATGGACAGGATTGAACACCTTGCAATGGATGACGGGAATTTTCGGGAACAAAGTTCGCTGTTTTTCATTCACATCAAACGGGACAACCATCGGTTTTTCGGAATTGTTGATGACGGCCGACGGTCAGGACATTACCGGCACAACAACGACGACATGGCAGTTTGAATCCTCGGTGCTTTTTGGCCGGAATGAAAGCGCGGGTGAATACGATTTATTGCGGTTGGAAGACGGAGAAGTTTATGTCCAGAACATCATCGGACAAGTCGGGTTCATGGTCGAATTCAGGCCGGATTACGATACGTTGTGGCATCCGTGGTATTCGTGGAGCGTGGACAACACCAAAGGCAATGTCCCTTATGCCGTCAGGATGGGGCTTGGCAATCCAATCGGCGGCGCGTCGGTTTCCGGCACTCAATATCGTGATGGATATGATTTTCAAGTTCGGGTGACGGTGGTTGGCTCGTGTAATTTTATGGGCTTGGCCGAAAAAGCCTCGGTTGTGCCGCAATCGGAATTTGCCAGACCAATCATTCCCATTCCGCCTACGCCACCTACACCGCCAGCCGTGCTGTTGAAACAGATGTTCGCCGCGTCGGGCGCGCCGACAACCCAAAACCCAGGAAACTTGGCGGGTATTTATTGGGATGTCCTTGATGAAGAATTTTATCTGTGGCTCGGAACGCAATGGGACACCGGAATCACGCCCACGGGATCGTTTGTGATCTGCACCGGGCGGCAGGCGTTTG